GTTAAAATTTGAATTTATGAGAGAAATTACAAGTATGTAGTATAATTTACAAAAAAAGAGAGTACTACTACTAATACGATACTACTTATTAATAAATTATAATAATAATAAGGTATCCTTTTGTTTGTAGGAAGATTTAAATACTACATACTTGTAGTTAAGATATGAAAGGATTAAAAACATTTTATCTTGATACAGAAGTTTTGTTTTTGTTGAAAGGAATTAAGAACCCATCAGCGTTAGTAAATTCATATCTAAGGAATTATTTTACTATTCCTGATATGAAAAAAACGGAGTTAAAAGAAAAAGCCGTTGAAGCAACAGAAATGGCAGCTATTCTAAATGCCAAGGTTGAAGAAGAAAAAGCAAAAGAGCCAAAAAGAGAATATCTTGACGAAATCCCAGCTTAAAATGATAAAATTATTTAGATATCAGAATGAATTAGGTGAGAATAAGTTTGGAGCAGAAGGCACAGATAAGGATTTTATTTGCGATGTGTGTGGTAAACCCTTGGAAGAAGGTTATGTCTGCAAGAAATTAGGGGCTATCTGCATGGATTGCCAGAAAGAGATGGATAAACCGGGGACAGATGGAAAAACAATAAAGTGGAAGTGCATGCTTTTCGGCGAGAATGAACATGCTCATACAAAATTCAAAAGAGTGAAGGAAGATGGAAAATGATTTATCAAAAGAGATGTCGAGAAGAAGAAAAGTTGGGCATCGCTTCGAGATAGATGTCCGTGATGATCTGATTTCTAAAGGTTGGTTAGTTTTCAAGAATAATAATAAAGTTATCAATGGGGAATTTAAACAAGCTCCGCATTTCTTCTCGCCTTATAAGAAAATGATGACGCAAGGGCAAGGATTCCCAGATTTTATCTGCGTTAAGGCGAAAGAGCGTTTTGTTATGTTTGTGGAAAGCAAGAAGTGCAAGTATCTGAAGCCAGAAGAAAAAGAAGCAGTTAAGTGGATTAAGGAGAATTTAGACATTCCTATTCAAATAGCATTTAAGAATAAACAAGGGGGGTTGCAATATGTTGACACTTGATTCTTGGCAAGAGGAATTATTAGCCCATGAAGGGAATGTTTGCGCTGCTTGTGGGCGTCAAGTTGGGAAAAGCACAATTATTTCTATAAAAGCGGGAAAATTTGCAGTAGATAACCCAAAAAATACAATTATGGTTATTTCGGCTGTTGAAAGACAGGCAGAGCTGTTGTTTGAGAAAATTCTCGATTATTTGTACGAAAACCATAAGAAGACCCTTGTTTTAGATGGATCAGAGAAGCCAACTAAGCATAAATGCAGCTTAAAGAATGGATCAGTCATCCATTGTTTACCGACGGGCACAGATGGACGAGGAATTAGAGGTTTTACGATTAATTTGTTAATTTGTGATGAAGCAGCGTTTGTTCCCGAAGCAGTTTTTGTAGCAGTCACGCCTTCTCTCATAACAACTAATGCAAAAATATGGCTTTTGGGCACGCCCCATGGCAGACAGGGATATTTCTACCGCTCTTTTACCGATCCTGATTTCAGGTCATTTCATATATCCTCGTGGGATTGCCCGAGAGCTAACAAAGATTATTTAGAGAGGGAACAGAAGTCAATGAGTAAGTTAAACTGGCTGCAAGAGTACGGGGGAAACTTTGTCGAGGGGTTGTTCCAATATTTTCCAATGGAAATTATAAAAAATACTTTATGCTTAGACAAAACAGACAGCATAGTGATTGGAGACACGTTTCTTGGAGTTGATGTCGCTGGGCAAGGAGAAGATGACACAGTTTTGTTTTCGGTGTGCCGAATAGAAAGGGAAAAGATAAGACAACTCGACATGGAGATTATGAAACACTCTTTATTGCATCAGACATTCTTAAAAATAAAGTTGGCTGATTCGAAATACAAATTTAAACAGATTTATGTTGATTCGGGCGGGCTTGGAGTTGCAATAAGCCAGAGTTTGCTTCAAGATAGCCAGACAAGATGCAAGACCATCGAGATAAACAATGCAAGTAGGAGTATAAGCAAGAAAGAGGAGCAGAAAAAGAAATTACTCAAAGAAGATTTGTATGCTAATTTGCTTTATCTCATGGAATCAGGAAAAATAAAACTTTTCAATGATCCTGAAATTATGCTTTCACTTTCAAGTGTACAATATGAGATTACCGACAATGGAGAGACTAAAATCTTCGGAAATTTCACACACATCACAGAATCACTCATAAGAGCGGCTTGGTGTATGCAAGACAAACATTTAAATTTATGGATAGCATAGCAAAACATGGCATTCCAAGACAAATATATCTCAACAACAGATAAAAAGGCACAACCAACGTCTGAAAAGGTGGTTTTAACCGATGATGCTTTTGCAATTTCCGAAATGATTGATTCTTTAATAACTAAAATAGAGCAAGCGAGGGTGACTTTTATAAAATGAGCTGGACTTTATGCTCAAGCACGGCAGCAATTAAAAAAGCTGGGGCAAATGCAAACACCACAATAATTGCAGATACGGCAACTCTTGCTTTATGGTCTGAGGAGACCGAAGGGGTTGTTGTAGCAAGAACAGATTATGATTGGGTTGTAAACTATGCTTCTCTCGGAACGATTGCAAAAGGCATCGTAGCGGAAACTTGCTCAGACTTAATCGGAAATAAGATTATAGATTATGATATGGCAAATTACACCAGCAGAATAGAAGCTCAAACCATAATAATTAAGAATGATGATGAAGCACAAAAGAATATAGCCACTTTAAAAGATGCAAATGTTCGTAAAAAGCTGGGGGTGAACGCATGAGCCTAAAATTTCCAACAGGCGAGGGCAATCTGATTAATTATAATTGGTCTGATTTAGCAACGGGAACGGGATTTAAAACATTTTATTGTGCTTCTGTAATAGAAGCATCAACAGAAACATATTATCTTTTGCCAGAAGCATTACAGACATTCACAAGATATACAAGTGCGAACAATACTGCCATAGAACTTAATTTTAATCTGCCGTTTTACTTACCGACGAGATTGAAAGGAAAAGGATATATCAACATTCCCATTATAGCTTACAATACCACGGGAAACGGAAAAGCGGGTTCATTTGCAGCAACACTTAAATTTTATAAAGTTGTTGGGGTAGCAGAGACACAGATAGGAAGTACGGTATCAGCTACTTTATCTTATAATCTGGCGCCTGCTGTTGCGGGTGTTTGTTATTGGAACGCTTTTATGCTGTGTGGGGCGATTGATATTCCTTTAACATTATTCAAACCCGCGGAAAGTCTTAGATTGGAAATAACAACCGCCGCCTCGGGAAATACAGGGGTTTATGTTATGATTTTCCATGATCCTAAGAATTATGGGCTGACTGCTGAATTAGATGCTTTTTTAAATTCAGAGACTACCCTTTTATCCTCTATATCATTAATAAATCTTCCTTTTAAAATAGACTTGTAAAATGTCAACAACACTAAACCTTAATAATGCAGTCGTAACGGATTACACAAATGCAATTAAAGAAGTAGTTGTAGACCCTCAAGATGTGCAAGGTGTCAATCAAGAAGGAGAAACAAGATTTCAAAATTCTCAATGGACACAACAAGTCGCATATTGGAAAAAAAATGCTGATTTGAAAAACGCACTTGTCCTTAAAAGCCAGTGGGCATTCGGCGGGAATTGGACTGCAGACCCGAGAACTCAAATAATTTTAGACCATATTTCAGGCAATGGAAAACAAACATTCGACGACATAATCCAAAATATGAATATTACATCAGACCTCGGCGGAAATTCTTATGCTGAAATTGTCACAGACAAAGGTCTGAAGGGTGCTATCAAATCATTATTAGGAATGCCAATACTTCTTAATTTAAAGGTTCTAAATACTGGAAAGATGGTTAGGATTTACAATTCTCAAGGAATCATTGTTAATTACGAATATCCAGTTAATGGAAAACCACACAAGTTCAAGCCAGAAGAAATACTCGATTTCTCAAGTGATACTCTCGCAGACGAGATATGCGGAACATCTTTAATTGATGCTTTAGAAGAAACAATCAAGGCGGAGAATGCTTGCAGCGTAGATAAACGGAAATGGATGCACACAAAAGGAAACTTTTTAATTTGGAAATTAAAAACAGATGATGAAACCAAGATTACAAACTGGCGTTTAAAATTAGAAGCAGCTAAATCTATTAGTGGAGAAGATATTTGTGTGCCTGACGATGACGATACAGTTTCTGTGCAAATTGTGCAAACACCCATAAACCCCGCGATATTTCAGTATTACGATTCAATCATAACGAAGTTTTATCGTTGCATTGGGATGCCTACAATCGTGCCTGGGGCTACTGGTGGTGTGACCGAGAGCTCCAGCAAGGTTGCAGAAGTTAATTTTACAGAGGGCATTAAGTCATTGCAGCTAAAAAGAGAAAAACAAATATGGCAGCAATTACAACTTAGAGTTAAATTCAATCCGCCAACAGACTTAATGCAGAATTTGCAGCAAGACCAAATGAAAGACGGCACGCAAGGTTTGCAAGGCGGAGCATTTCAACCAAATGATGTACAACTGGGGGTGGGTAAATAATGGCATTCAAACTTAGTCTCCCAGGCGGACTTTTTCCTAAGAAAAAGAAGCCAGATGAAAAGCCAACTGAAAGACCCGCCCCGAATTTTCCAGTAAGTCCAACTGGAGAATTATTAAAAACGCCAGAGCAAACAACGGCATATAACAATCCTAATAAAATACCACCCCCTTTGCCGCCAGGAACGCCATCATATCAAGACCCAAACGACAAAACAGCAAGTTACAGAGCAGACTTTAATCCTGATAAAACTGTGGATTATACCATTGGGGGGAAAACTTATCATTTGACAAGGGCAGAGTATGATATGTTATCGCCGAGTTCAGCTGGAATAATTACTCCTAATGTAGAAGAAATCCAAGGATTAAAAAAGAACTTAAGATTGTATGGGGGTGCTGAAGCACCAGAAGAAGCTACGCAAGAAAAATTAGATCAGGCAGTCAATAAAATTCCAAGTGCAGATACTGCAACAGAACAAAATCTATCAGAGAACCCTATCGAATCTTTTAAACAGGGTTTTTCAGACACATTTAAACCAGGCAATATAAATGCAAATATACTCTCGGGCTTTGCTCAAACAATCGATATGATAAAGAGCATAGGAACATTAAAGCCATCTAAGACGGTCACTCAGGCAATAGACACTTTTTCAAGTTCTAAACAATCGGTCTCAGACCAAATCGCCATGGTGCGTAACGGGGAATTAAGTTACACCGACGCTGCTCAAAGTCTAAGAACTATGAGAGATGCTATAGACCAATTAGAAAGCGCAACTAAAACAAACGCACAAGCAAATCTTAATTATTGGCTCGACCAAGGTTTGAATCTTCAAACACAGATTATCTATGAAAAAGATGATATGGATAGATTAGAAACAGAATTAATTATGGCTTACAATAATAAAAATACAAACTTAGAAGCGGGGTACTCTAAACAATATGGGGGTTATTAATGAATGAGCTCGAAAGAGATATGCTGGAATATTGTGAATTCGCTTCTTGCAGGTGCGATAAGCTTCGGAAGCGCAGTCATAGCGACGGGAGAAGTCAATACTGCCGTCATCTTGGTTTCGAGTATTACTGCTGGCTTAGTAGCTCTTATCCGATTCGCAGAATACTGGAAACTCGAAGAAGACGAATACTCGGACAAGAACAATAAAATTTTTGTGTTCATATAAAATGATAACTAAATTTAAGAAAATAAAAAAATGGTTGAAGAAACAAAAAAACAAACTCAAGAAGTGGCTAAACAGCCCGAATCGGACTTAATAAAAGAAGCCAGTGCTACTGCGGACAGACTTGAGAAAGCAAACGCTGCACATGAAGAATTGCTTAATCGAGAAGAAAGACTACAAGCTACTCGAATATTAGGGGGAAAAGCAGATGCTGGAATGATGGTCAAGACACAAGAAGAAGTAGAAAGAGAAAAGACACAGAAATTAGCCGACGAGATGGTTAAAGCTTTTAGAAAATGAATAATAAAGATAAAGTCATAGACGAGCGAGCAGCATTGTTAGAGATGTACAAAGCTGGTTTTCTCGACGCCTATAAAATTTTTAATCCTTTAAAATCTAAAGAGGAATGGGGCTTAATGAACAAACAATATAAAATTTCTTTCCTTAAAAGATTTGAAAAGAAAATAAACAAAATCCTAAAGAAATAAAATGCACTTATTTTTATATGCACGAGGGGTGTTCTCACAAGTAGAGTTATGGAAATGCCATGCTCAAGTTGCCTATTGGAAATTTAGAAGAATGAATAAGGAAACTGGAAAAGAAGAAACAATTTTAGTTCAAGGGGCATTAAGACCTTCTGTTCTCGGGGCGTATGAGTACATTTTCCCAGAAGAATCATTAGCAGAGGTGTGCTCTTTCTTTGGAATTGTAAACAATGAACAATATGGTTTCAGAAGATTAGGGTTAAATTTGAGGCATATTGCCATGAGAAAAATATTTGGGTGCAAGAAAATCCCTAAAAAGATTTTAAACAAGGCAAAAGAGATGCCATCGACATTCACAACAAAAGAATTTGAAAGAGGCGGGAGCAACTGCATTGTACCTGGCGTTGCTGTTCATGTTATTGGCGTAAGAAAAGATAAAAAATATCAGATTGGTAAATATTTCCAAGAGGCACTATGAACAACTTTGAATTTTACTGCATATTAATTGGATTGTCCTTGCTGGCAATGAAATTCTATCAGCTTTTTATAAAAGAGCGAGTTAAGGCTTAATTCTGAATTTAACGAAACATTTAAATATAAGTGGCTATTATTGTAATCATGGCAAGAGAGGCAATTTTAAGAGATAACAAAAATTCAGTATCTACAAGATATACTTGTGCGACGGCAGGCATCGCAAAAGGAACATATCTTAAAAATGCTAATCCTTCTACTGCTTCGGCTTCAACTGGAACAGGCGACCCATTTATTGGTTTTGCTCACGCAGACGTAAACACATCTACAGACACATCATTCAATACAGAGACTTCTATAACCGCTGATAAAGGCGGAATGTATGAGTTAACAGCCAGTGGAGCAATTACAGTCAATAATTATGTTAAAACAGCAGCTCCTGGAAACTATGTAATGATGGCAACAGCCGCAGACATTGGGAGTTCTTTAGCAATAATTGTGGGCATAGCAAGAGAAACCGCTTCAGCTGGAGACCAGATAAATGTTGAGGTTTTCCCACGATGACATTCTATGAGGTAGGTTCAGATACAGTCAGAGCCACAGCGTATGACTTAGCGATTAAGCAAATTGCAAATTATACTTACAAGTTTAAGCAATTAGTTTCAGTTACGACCTCGGGCTCATGGAAAAATTATTTCTTTAGAGAACAAACAGCAGTACTAACTGGTCAGAGTGGAAATGCTATTAAAGGGATTCCAAGAGGAGCAGACTTTCCAAACGCGGTTTTAAGCTGGGAACAAGTCGCTTCAAGGATTCAAAAATATGGTTTAGCTTCTACAATAGATCACGAAGACATAATATCTAATAACATTGATATGAGAAACAGAACAGTTTTAAGAATTGCTGAGGGAGTAGCTAAGGCAATTGACACCGAGATATATGCTATTCTTTCTGAAAGTGGAACACCTGTAAATATTTTAACAGGAGCGTTGACTGGCGGATATTGGAATCAAACAAGTGCAGCAATCATAAAAGACTTAGCCACAATGAAGGCACAAGTTCAAGCATACTATGATAACGCTGCGGATTTTGCAGTTGTAATTAATCCAGCAACAGCACCTAATATTTTACATTACATCTATGAGAAAGGAGCACAAGCACAAAGTGCAGGAAGTGCAGCTTTCAACGGAGAAATAGGAAACCCCGCGGGTGTTAGAGTTATCACATCAGCAGTTGTACCAGCAAGTTATGCTTTATTTGTTGTCCCTAAAACTTGTGGAACATGGAAAGAATTAATGGCTTTATCCACAGACACAAAGACAGACAGATTCAAAGGAGACACAATCACAGTGTGTGAATATGGTGTCACAGAATTGCATGAGCCAAAACAAGTTGTTTATCTTCAAGTCTTAGCTTAGTTCTTCTTAGACGAAATATTTATTAAGTAGTGCATACTCTCTTTTTTATGTCACACAGAGCAGATGGTTTAAATGATGTCTTCGATCACAATGTACTTGTCAAAGATCAGTTAATCTGTGATACCGAGCCGACCGAGGATAATCACGTCGCTAACAAAGTTTATGTTGATACACATGGCGGCGGCGGTGGAGCAGTCACAAGTGTGTTCTCCAGAACTGGAGATGTTGTTGCAGAAACGAATGATTATACATGGGCAAAGGTTGATAAAACAACTTCGAGTATCGCGGACATCACAACAAAATCACACACTTCTTTAACAGATAAAGGGACGAACACTCATGCACAAGTTGATACTCACATTGCTGACACTTCAATTCATACAGAAGATAATCTATTAGTTCATAATTCTGGAGACGAGACCGTCGCTGGAATTAAAACCTTTACAAGCATACCTGTTTTGCCTTCGAGCAATCCAACAACAGACAACCAAGCTGTAAGAAAGGCTTATGTTGATTCTTATGCCTCAGGGGCGATATGGAAAGAAGCGTGCAAATCTTCCACTACGGATGTATTGCCTGCTTGCACTTATTCAGGAACTCCAAACTTTACTTTAACTGGGAATTCAAACGGAGCTTTGCCTGATCAAGACGGTCAATCTGTTTCAGATGGAGACCGATTGCTTGTTAAAAATCAGGCAGATGCTAAGCAGAATGGGATTTATGTTGTTACGGCGACAGGGACTATTGGAACCCGTTTTGTTTTAACGAGGGGAACAGATTATAACTCCAATGGAGAAGTTCAGGAAGGAACTTGTTTGTTTATAATTTTAGGAACTGCAAACGGCGGAAAGACTTTTGTTCAAATCACAATCGATCCAATTTTAGATCTAAATAATTTAGTTTTCACTCAGATGAATACTTCAACTTCTTATACAGCTTCTTTAGGTTGTGAGCTTGTTGGAACAGACATAAGATCAGATTTACTTTCAACAGGAGCAATAGTTCTTACAGGAAATGAAATAGGTGTTGCTGTCGATGGTTCTTCTTTGGAGTTAAATACTAATGCTATCAGAGTTAAAGCAAGTGGAATTACAAATACTATGCTGGCAGGAAGTATCGCTGATTCTAAATTAGACCAAATTACAACTGCATCAAAGGTCTCGGGTGCTGCTTTGACATCATTGCCGAACATTCCAAGCGGTGCGGGGGTTATTCCTGCCGCGAATCTTGGGACTGGCGGAACTGGGAGCAATTATCTTAAATCTAATGGGACTTTTTCCACTCCATCTGGGACAGCAACAACTGATTATAATTATTATCGACAACCAGGAACAAACCCAGAATGTTGGTACTGCTCTATAATTTCTGCGAGCAGTCTAACCACTTCTACAATGACTGCTAATAGATTGTACGCCCTTCCCTTTGTTGTTAATACGGATTGTGTGCTTGATAGAATCGCCATCTATGTATCAGCCGCCGTTGTGTCAACAAAAGCAAGATTGGGGATTTATATTAAATCAGCAGGGGCGCCATCCTCAATAATGCCAGGAATTTTAGTCTTAGATGCTGGGGAAGTTGATACATCTACAGTAGGGGTTAAATCCATAACAATAAACCAGACACTTTCTCCAGGACTTTATTATCTTGTAGCTGTTTCGAACGGGGCTATTGGAGTTAGGATGGAGAACGGCAACGTTTCATCTATCCTCGGGATTTCAAGTGGTTTAGGTCCAACATTTAATCAATATGTTTATTGTTCGTTCACTTATGGAGCATTGCCAGGAACATTCCCAGCAGTTTCTTTATCGGTTGGGGCTTCGATTGTGGTTTTTGTAAGGTTATCTTCTTAAAATGGGAAAGTTAGAGAAGATGCTAAGAAGAATGAAAGTCTTTGTCGAGTTGGCAAAGCGAGATGAATTATACTGCAGAAGGCATCAGGAATATCTAACACCTTATCAAATTCTCGACAAACATTGTTATTCTGGCTATCATCAGCGTCGATGTTGCAAGTACATAGAACGCCGATAGAAACATTTATATAGTAGTGTTACATCTGTGTTACATGGCAAAGTGGATTAAATTTAAATTAACAGAAAGAGAATACATCTTTTGTACAAGAGTCAAGAGAATGCACACGGGTTCATGGAAACAGATGTTTAATTCATTGATTGAAGTATATCTAAGACAAAAGATGGAAAAACAAAAATGACCGAATTAAAGACATTGAAAGATATTAGAACAGAAGTTGATATTAAAACTGAAGAACTCGATTTAATCACAGAGTTGCGAGCAGAGGCGATTAAGTGGATAACAAACTGGGCACAATTTGAAGAGAAATATGCTATTAGTGCAGAACAAGCATTTAAAGAATTTTTCAACATCAGCGAGGAGGATTTGAAATGACAAACATAAAAGAAGAATTTGATTTGAGCAAGAAAGAATATCGGGAATGCCCTGTTTCTTATTTTTTAAAATCAGATGTCAAAGAGTTCATACGATTATTGAAAGACTGGCTTTCAGAACAAGATGTAGACCATCTTAGTTCACTTACAGTTTACAATCAAATAAATAAACTTGCAGGAGAAAAATTATGTCAATAAAAGAAGAAGTTACTCAATCACAAAAAATAAGTAATATGATTAATCCATTTTCAGATGTTTTAAATCCTGCATCTATGCTAACATTGTTTAATCGTGTGGAGTTTTTGATTGAAGATGCAAAGAAAGAAGCCAAGAAATTTGAAGAAGGAAAAGAAAAAATAGCTTATGTAGATCATCACGGAGATGTTTGTTTATCAGAAAAAGAAGAAGTAAGAATTTGTGTCGGCAGTCAGCATAGGATTATTATAGACAAGTTATTCGGACCAACTTGCGTTAGAGATTTAAAAATCGTTTGGGAAGGTGATGACTGGAATGTAAGGAACAAAATTAGACAACTTAAATCCCAAGTGGAGAAGGGGAAATGACTCTTAAAATACTAAACCTTTATGCAGGAATTGGTGGAAACAGAAAACTTTGGACTGGAGATATAGAAGTAACAGCAGTAGAGAATGTTCCGGAGATTGCTAAAATATATCAAGACTTCTTTCCTAATGATAAAGTAATTGTTTGTGATGCACACCAATATCTTTTAGAACATTTTAAAGAGTTTGATTTTATCTGGAGTAGTCCACCTTGCCCAACACATAGTAAATTTAGAATACCACTGCCAGATAATTTAGTTTATCCAGATATGAAACTCTATGAAGAAATAATCTTATTAGAAAGATGGTGTGAAACGAAGTTTGTTGTAGAGAATGTTTGTTCTTATTATGACCCTTTAATAAAACCCCAAATTCTTCAAAGACATTACTTTTGGACAAATTTTCCAATAGACAAAACAGTAAAGTTTAAAGAAGACCACATAAGGGATACAAATGTTCAAGAATTAACAGAACATCATGGTTTTGATTTATCTAATTATTCTGGAATAAATAAGAGATTAGTTTTAAGAAATTGTGTTGAACCAGAATTAGGATTACATATTTTCAAGATGGCTTTCAAAGAGAAACAAAATACCTTAGAAGAACTTAAATCACAAGTGGATAAAGGGAAAGGAAAATGAAAATCTTAATTAAGTGGAAGAACGGAAACATTACAGCGTTTCATCGTGAGATTGAAGATAACCAAATCACTACATCTAAATTTATGAGAAAAGAACAATGGATACAAACAAATTACGAGGGATTTTGGTCGGTGTAATGGCTGCATGCAACGATGCAGGGCTTTTCCAGCAACTCAAGATTAGTATTAATGGAGATGCCCTTCTTGATGCTTCTGCAAGGATTTACAACACTGAGATGATTAATGAGTCACAAAATCAGCCATTAATCAACAGCAATCCTGAAAAGATAGCTGACTATCCCGCTACAGATAAACAAAAAAAATT